GAGAAATCTGGTACCTTACAATTTCTTCTATGTTTTCGCTAGGTATCATTTTAGCTCTCAATACTGTAGGGTCAACCCCTATCCCGACTTTATAGCCTTGACCAGGTGAAGTCAGTATTATATTCAAACTAAAACAATTGTTGAAATGATCTCTGATTAGTGACTTGCTGCAGTACAAATTCCAAGTTGGATACAAGGCCGGCTCAGGTCCCGTTCCGGCTAAAGGCACAGTGTAAAAGAAACCCTCCGCCACTCTGCCTACTCTGCCAGAGCGTTGAATCAAAGTTTGAGGGCTAGACCATTGTGTTTTAACAATCCCTTTGTCACTGACCACTTCATGACCTGTGTCAATTCCAAGGTGTACAGGGGGGTCAATATTAAGGCCTGAATCTACGATCTGGGTTGCCACAATGACCCCAGATCTGCTAACCTGCCGACAATGTTTGGTAAGCACTGATGCTTGTATCCCACTCCTATTCAGACTGTCTGCAATTGCATGTGCCCCTGATATTGATGGTGAAACTATGAGCGGTCGCTTTGCCCAATCTGGAAGTTCTCTAGCTGCTTCTGCATATAGGGTGAGAGCAGAACCTTCCATTCTAATCACTGTGGTTGAGAATCTTCTTTCAATCGGTGCTAAATAAAGCCGGCTCAAAGAAGGGTAAAGGTCAACTCGAGGTGTCGCTGTGATCGCCAATCTCCTAAAATGCCTTGTGTACAACTCCAAAGCCACCATTTCCGCAGTGCCTTCATGGATTTCATCCAGTATCAGCAAGCAGTTAGTGAAATCCCAATTGTCTAGTCTAGCAATGCATTGGCCATATGTCGAGACTATGATTCTTTCATCTGTCCGTTCACCGCCTCGTTCAAGCTTCAAGATTTTGTCTCTGGTGAATGGGTTCCTGTATTCCGTCCTATTGATAATTCTAGGCACCACCAACCAAATGTGCCAATCTGGCTTTAAAGCGAGCAAAGCAGCTAATAACCATGTTGATTTGCCAGTGGAAGTCGCAGCTTTGAGATAATGATATGGGTTGCCTTCCTGAATTGCTTCGACTAAATCGCAAGCCACTTTGTTCCAAGGATTAGGCCCGAAGGTTTTATTCAAAGATTCTGTCACTACACCTCTAATAAAATCCATTGTCTGAAGAGAAGAAATAGTCTCAGTTAACCAAGGCATGAACCAATTGACATATCTACTAAGGATGATCTTGAATAATGGCTTTGGAATACTTGTCGTCATTAATCTTGCCAACCTTTTATGATTCAAATATGGGTCGCTTGGCATGAGGCCGGATATGATGTTGGAGGACCTTGCTGTTGCGTGCCAATACATCAGATTCAGAGCGGAATAAAGTTTTGGGAGCTCGACATTTGTCAATGAGAATAATTCTAGAACCCTTCCAAGGATGGGGGTCTTCTTGAAGTGTTCCACCATCAAATTCACAAGAACATAATTCGCAGTGACCATATAACAGTAGTTGGATAGTTCCTCATTTGTTAGGCGTTTAAACTTCTTTCTATTTCTTGGTATGTCTTTCCACCACATGAATCCCTGTGGATCCAGAGTATTCCTATAAGGAGATTCCTTGCATATGGAAA